AACGTCTCCCCCTTCTTCATCTTCTTGCCGTCATGTGGGAATGCCATACGTCTGTTTTTTGTCTGTTTCAATCGTAGCTCACCAACTCCGCTCTGGAATCAGTGTTCTCCTTGATTTTTATTATCTGTTCCTCGTTATTATCATAGTGCACTTCAATACCCAAACGCTTAATCGTTTTCCACTTATCCTCTCCATTTGTGAAGTAAACTCGAAGCCTTGGGATGCCAAGCTCCTTTGCAATCTCATAAACTGCCGCCGCCATCCGTTCCTCGTTTCGAGCAGTGATGATATACACTCTATTCCCCTCAGTGATCTTCCTGCGAGCAAGTGCCATCCCTTGTGTAGTCGTAAGCACTCCGTCAACGTCGAAAGATATCTTCATCGTTTCTTGAATTTAGCTGCTTCCGCGTTAGCAATTGCGACAGCTTGAAGCGGAGTGTATCCTTCGTCGATAAGCTTCTTGATGTTCATCTGAATGATGGCAGGCGAGTCTCCTTGGAATAGTGGCATGATTACAAAGATAGTGTTTTGCTTCGTTTGATTTCGTCCTCTGTCAATTTCAATCTTACAACCTTGTTATAGATAATAACATCGGCAGTAAAGTAACCTTCATCATTCTGCCTCAGTGATCCGATTAGATATTCATTCGGCACTTCCATCTGAATGTCTTCCGATGCTTCCATTATCTTTTGCATGGCTTTAACCTTGAATGTCACCTCAACATCTTGCACTGATCCGATTGGAGTCAAGTATCCAGTGAAGGTATCATCTTGAATGCGCATATATCCGCTTCGCCATCTGTTAGCAGCCATAGTCATCTGTGCGTTTTGATTTGTATTGCTCAAGGAATGTGTAGATCATCTTCTTGATTTCGTCTTTTTTGCTTTTTGGCACGCGCAAAGTTATGTTGCAAGTGTCCTCGCCATAGATAAACTTAGGTCCAGCTCCGGCACGCTTACCTCCTCTGCGCTCAATCTTTTGTTCCATTGGGCTCAAAGATAGGAATTAACTTTTGATTATGCAATTTTAAAATCTTAATCCATCGAGCGCAACGTGATAGGTAGTAAGAGTATACAATGCTATCGGGATTAGCATTCATCAAGTGCTGCCTGAAGCTTTCATGCGTGCGCTGTGTTGAGTGATAGGTCACACAGCCATCGACAATCTTCCCCTCAATCGGATAGTAGTCGTTCATCGTCTTGATTATCTTCTCCTCTGTCGTCATGCGTTGATGATGTTTAAAAATTCTGCTTCACTTCTTACAATGTGATACTCATGCCCCAGTGATCGGCATAGCTTCTCGAAAGTCACTTGCTGAGGTGACTGCTTGCCGATGTCTGTCTTCCATTCAATCCAACAAGTCTTGCCTTCTGGCTTCAAGTAGCACATATCAGCAACTCCTGCAATGACTCCCATTGCTTTATTCATTGCTCCTTTGATGCCGTTGATGGAGTTGTTATTGATGGCAAAAATGCGTCCTCTTAAGTCTGGGCGTGCGTTCCAAATGTTTTGGAATGCTCTCGCTTGGATTGCAACTTCGCTCATGATTGCATCAGTGCATCAGGCGCATCATGCAACATTCCAAACTTTGGAGGTATAACGTGTGCGTGTGTGTGTGTGTGTGTGCATGTGTATATATATATCTGTTAATAATAGATTTTTTGACTGATGCATGATGCAATCGTCTGTGGGCTTTGTGGCAGTAGCGACTCAGTGCATCAGGCACTTTTTTTTAGTGCATGATGCTGCCTGATGCATCATTTATGTTTCTTGAGACGAAGTACATCATTATCAACTGATTACGTTTTCCTCTTCGTTCTTTAATAAATCCAAGCTTTGTCAGAATTTGCCCAATGCGATTTGTGTTGAGGTAATTAAATTTTGTTTCGAGCATCAAGAATTGTTGAATATCGGTGAGTGACATCCATTCTCCGTATGAAGTTGAAGATCCTGGTTGAAGCTTTTGGTTGATTAAGTCATCTTCTGGTGTCGAAAGTTTGAACATCTCCGTTGCTTCATTGAGTTCAATTATTTCATCTCCGAGTATCTTATACTCAGCACCCATCTGATACATGCAATAAAGCTCGCGCCATAGTCCAATCTTATCGCATTTATTATATAACTCTTGATTAATACCAAGGATGTTGATACCTATGATTCGTCTGTTGCCTGTTGCATCACTAAGAATCTGAGTATCGTTTGATGTTCCGCAGAATACTGCGAGTCTTTTTAGATCCACAGAAACACGACCATAAGGCTCGCGCACGTTGATGTATTCTTTTGATGTGAGCTCCTTTAGTCGCTTATCTTCCTTCTTTGATTTACCACCGTACTCGTCATCATTGATGATAAGCTTGCCGCACATAAGAATCTCGTCATCCTTTCCGGCATCCATCTTTGATTCAGCATATAGGTATCTAATTGGCTTAGGAAGTAAGTAACGAAACCAGTGTGTTTTTCCTGTTCCTTGCTGTGCTCCGCAGAAAACAAGTACGAGAGCTGAGTGATTTCCATAGGCTGATGCTATGATTGATAGCAGCCATCTCTGAATCCACTTGCTTGCATTAGGTGTGTCAGTGATTACGCTTTCAATCAACATGGTTAAGTTCGGCCAATTGTCTTCATTGGTTTGGTAAAGTTCCTCCTCGAAGAATTCATGCAATGGATTATAAGACGGTATGCGATTCGAGAATATAATCGATGTCACCAGGTCCTTGTTCGATTCTTTAAATACTGCTTTTGAATCAAGATATATTGAATTCAAATCACTATCATCTATTGCTCTGCCATTAAGTTCAATCTTTCGAGTGATTAGATTCTTCTTAAGGTCGAATGTTTTGATGTATGCGGCAATGTCCTCGCTTACGTTCTCCGATTTAAATTTAATGTCCTTGCTTACTATCTGCTCAACGATTTCTTTCGAGTCGGCTGAGCTTATTCCGCCATGCTTTTCCAGTGTTTCGATGATCGCATCCGATGACAGCCCTGCCGCTCTTTGCGATGTAGCATGACGCATGATGCTCTTGGTATACTCGGAGTACACATCAATTGCGTTTTGCTTAGCATGAAAGTATATTGTGCCGATTGATGACTTCTTTCTTTTCGACTCGCTGTGATTTTTGAGGCAAGCATCAAACTGGGCATCGCAGTCGACTGAATTGTACTTTGATGAATGCGATGATAGCGTGTGGAAATAGTCGCGCCCTTCTTCGCCAAATTCGGAAACAAGTGCATAGCAGATTCGGATCCACTCAGAGTAATCCTCGCAAAGGTTAAGTCCTTTCTTGTCCATCTGATCAATGATGGCATCGAAGTCAGATTTAATTACAACAACTTTGGCTTGCTTGTACTCCTTCTTTTTTGGCAGATACTTCTTGAATGTTGCTGACTTGGAGTTTTGGATTATAAATGGATCGTAGGAAATGAATCGGGCGCGAGATACGTTCTTGCCGGACTGATCCACGATAAGCTGATACTCGTTGTATAAGTATGCAGCAATGCCATTGAACGCATCAAGGTGCCGAGTGCCGTCAATCTTTATGATTAAGCACAAACCTTTTCCGCTGATGGAAATAAATGCAGCATATAGATAGGAGTCACTACCTATGCGGTCCTTGGTGGCGGCTGCATCTTCGAGGTTGTCGATGTCGATTGCTATATAGTTTGAATGCTTACGAAGAGCATCATCTTTGCGAGCTGAGAAGGAGCCGCTTATTGTTACCAGTGGAGCGGTCTTTTTCTTGAGCTCTTTTATTTCCTTGTTTGGAGCATTGCGAACTTCGAGAGCGATGTCTTGCCATCTGCCTGAGCGAACTCCTTCGAGGAAGTTGTCTATTTCGATGTCCTTGTCTTGAGAATCATGGATGTTCTTGTATAGTGAAATCAGCATTATATATGTTTTTTAGGGTTGATTTAAGTTTTTCGTCAACTAATTCCTTATGAAATCGGTTGAATCTTCTGTTGCGTTCACGACACCAGAGCCTCGCAATTTCGTGATTCTTTTTTTCAATATGTATGTAGTTATCTGAATTAATTTTTTTGATGTTCTTTTTTGCAAGCAGGGCAAGGTGTTCAACTGCTACGAATAAGGAACGGTATTCTTTGTGATGCTCATTCATCTTAATGAGCTTCTTGATGTCGACTGAATCGGTCATGAGGATGAAGTCTTGAATGCCTTGGTCAAGCACAATCTTCTTTGGGAATAGATGACCGCAGAAACATTCCATTTTGGAAGTATGAAGTAGTGCCGCACAGTTAGGGCATTCTTTGACTGGCGCAACTCCTGCGCCTGGCTTCTTCGGATTGTGGAAGATATCGTCCCAATTACGTGCAGCGGCCCATGAGCCGTGAGTGAGGCAATTGCCACCAAGGTCGATGATGGTGAACGCGAGTTTGACTGGATGCGGACGAGCACCTCTGCCGCACATCTGAAGCCAAAGCGGCATCGATGCTGTTGCCTTGTTAACGATGACGGTCTCGATGTCGGGTTGGTCGAAGCCTGTTGTTGCAATACCGATGTTGTTTAGAATGGCATCTGGAGTGTTGGCGAACCACTTTAGAATCTCCTCGCGATCCGTTGAGGTTGCATCCAGATGCCGCGAGTTGAATCCTGCGGCAAGAAAAGCATCATTGACTGCGATCGAGTGCTCTACATTGCAATTGAAGATAATTGTCTTTCGCCCGAGTGAGTTCTTTTTATAGGCATTGATTGTGGTGTCGATGTACTTTGGCTCTTTGTACATGGCTCCCATCTGCGCCTGGTCGAAGTCGCCTGCTTTCATTTTGAGCTTGGCACGTTCCACAATGGATGATGCGGAATAGGTTTGCTCAGGGCACAAGAACCCTTGTTCGATTAAGTCGGGAATGTCGATTCCGCAAACTATGTCATCGAAGTAGTTGCGGAGCGGATTGGTCTTCTTGGCGGCAAGAGGTGTGGCAGTAAAGCCGATAATGTAGCTGTCAGTAAAGTGCTCGATGACCTTGGTAAAGTTACCGATGTGGCACTCGTCAACTATCACCATGCCGATATTCTGGAATAGATGCAGCCGCTTGTGAGCTGACTCGACCATTGCGACATATACGCGAGCATGTGGAATGGTCTTCATTCCGGCAACAACTTTTTGCACTGGCAAGTTGATGGCTTTGGCTGCTTGTGTGAGCAGCTCTTCTCGGTGAACTAGGATTAAGATGTCCTGCTCACTTCGAGCGCAGTAGCGGTCACATATCGCAGCGAAGCATACTGTCTTGCCTCCGCCTGTTGCGAGCTGAGCAACCACCTTGCGATGGATGCGCAGCTTCGCAGATATGTTGTTGATGAATCTCTCTTGGTAGGGTCGAAGGATCATGAGCCAAAGGTTTGGTTGTAGTATTGTTCTGCATCTTTCCAACTTCCAAAATCTGAACAACCATAATGAATTGCTCTAGTTATCTGCTCCTTTTCCATTGCGAGGGCTTGGTCAAATATCTCTGTCATAGTATATTTTGAATTATCCATTATCCTTTTATTGATTTCATCTTTGAACCACTGAACTGCTGTTTGCTTTTTCATTGATACTTCTTTTTAAAAATTTGCTCTCCTGCGGACTTTCCGAGGGCGATATTTCCGCGCATCATATCTTGAGCGCACTCATTGCAAATGTCAATCAGCATCTGCTTTTCATTTGGAAGCTCGGCTTCACAGAATGTTGCGATGTGCTCGAATACCATCGACATTGCGATAGCATATTTTTCTTTCGATTTGCGATATTCATAGGCTCTGGTATCACAGAGCTCTTTGATTCTTCTCAATGGTGTAGATGTCATGGATGTTGTAAGGGTTAAATGTTGTTTTAATTCTTCCAGGTCTACTCCATACGATCTCGACATACTTGGTATCTTCAGCAAGGCTGATGAATACTGTTGCATCATCGAAATGATTATACATCATCTTAAGATGCTTGAAATTTGTCTCTATATATATGAAGTCGCGATGCAGGAAGTAATACATCACATTGGTAAAGGAATAATTTTCAAAGCCCTCTGTGGACCAGGTACTCTTTGATAAGGTTTTCTGCTGTATCAATTTCTTCGGTTGTATGTCGGTAGATAAAAAGTTCACCTTTGAACTTGTTTGGCACTCCTATGTAGTAGAAGTTTGTTGGCGAATATCCAGTGAGGTACGAGTACCAAACAGCCTGTATGTGGTTGTAGTGCTTAGTCATGTCGGAGGCGAATGCTCGGAGGTTGGTGCAAGATGTTGTCTTGATATCTGCATTGATGGAGTACATTGGGCAGTGCAAATCGAGTATTCCTTTTGCTGCCACCTTGCGCCCATCAATCTCAATCTCCTTGATAAAGGTGATCTCTTTGGCGGACTTCTCGAATATTAAGCGGAGCATTGGGTGCTTCATGATGGCATCGTAAATCAGCTTAGCATTGGGCGGCATTGCACTGGGCTCTGTTTCGAGTAAATTGCGATGGAACTCCGCGCCGCGCTCGAGAGCACCAGCAGCGTATTGGATGCTGCCAGTGAAATGCCTCTTGATGCTTGATGCGTTGATTGCTTCGATGCTGTTGTAGATGTCGCGGCTCATTGCTCAATTGCTCTTTTGTCCAAGGGAATAAATCCCGATCCGTTGCCATGTACTACCTTGATGAAGTCAACCTCAACCTTTGCTGAGTTGACAATCACCTGGGCGATGTCTGCGATTGCTTTTGCTTTGTCGAGCTCCATGTCGTTTTCTTTGAGCATCTCGATGATTTCGAATAAGTGATCTCTTAGATCTTCGATTTTATTTCTTGCCATAATTTGTTCAGTGTTTTAATTGTGTCTCTAATTGGTTTGGGGTACTTGGTGATTGTATTGCGCTGCATGTTCTCCACTTTCGTGATTGCTTCGAGGTTTTCTATCTCAAAATTTGAGATGTTTTTATCTCGGAATGTGACTATCATGTGCGGCTCAAGCTTGCCGTGGTGCTGTTCGTAGATGTGCCGATGTTTAAGGACCCATCGTGTGTGCTCTGCAATCTTGATGTAGGTGTAGCCATCTTCATCGATGCGCTCTGATCCAACTTCTTTGTGGTTAGCAGGCACATTGCCTTTCTTAAACTGCGACTCTGTGCCTCCGATCTGAATGCCTTTAAGCCCTTTGTTCCAAGGCTCGTGACCTTTCGGGAACTGCGTACCGACATTGCCTTTTTGGAGTCTTCCGCTGAGCTCTGATGCCAAGTACTCTGGAGTCTTATGCAGTTGCAGTGCGTGAGCTTTGGCATAGCACTGAGCGATTGATTTCCCAGTGATGAATGCCACCTCTTTTGTGGACCGATGCGGATAGTACTCAATCAGCAACTCGGTCTCTTCCATCGTCCAGTTACAGCGCATCATAATACTCGCGCCCTCCTTGATCGCCTCCACTTGCCATTGGCTTTGGCAGCCTATCAAATATTGCCTTCTGTCCATCGTGATAGCCATTTGAATAGGCTTGGATTATTGCTTCTTTTACCTTGGCTTGCATGCTGTCATCATCTGCTTCTCGCGGATCAATGATGGTGTCAAGGTAACGGTTGAATTGCGTGAATTCGTAGTGGATGTTGTCGAATGGGCTCATCTTATTGCTTGTGTTTTATGTTCAACTATTTCGATTCCTTTAATCTCTGCGATGTTGGTGATCTCCATCGCTTTTGGAAGCTTGCGGAGTAACTCTGCCACATCAAACATCTCAGCTTGCATCAGTGTCCAGAGTAGTGTTACCCAATCAACCTCGCCAACAATTTCCGCTTTTTTGCTGATGCGGATGTTCTTAGTGTGGTCGAGCTCGAGCGTGGTTGTTGTGGTTGCATCGGTGAATGTGGCAAAGATATCACTGACATTGCTGCTGTCTGCCGTCTTAAGCGCATCGGCTGCTTCCTGTGCAATCTTTGCATCGGCTTCCGCCTTCTTACGCTCGAGCTCGTTTGAGTAGTCTATCATCATTGCTTTGCGCTGATCGATGTAAGCCTTAAGCGGAGCAGTGGCATCGCGCTCAACATCCATCAATGACTTCTTGTAAGCATCAAGCGGTAGTGTTACAAGCTTGCGATTGATCTCGATTTGCTTTATTGCATCGTTTGCCGCTTTGATGGACTCAGCACTCATGTCGTATGAGAGCTTGTCTTCGATTGCTTGTGGTGCGCCTTCAATCATGCTCTGAGCACGAAGCACCTCTGTGGAGTTTAGTGCCTTGTAAAACTCCGAAATGTTTTCTATATTAGCTGCGTTCATAGTGTATTGATTTAATGTATGTTTTTAATGAAGGGCGGCTGATTACCGCCCTTTGTTATTTATTAGAACGGAAAACCGTCATCTTCTGTTTCTGCTTCAGACTCGGCAACAAATGCCGCCGCTCGCTCCACTGGAATTGGCTTGCTGATTCTCGCAATCCACTCATCAGACATTTTAATCTTATCTTGGATGAACTCGGGCAGCTGATTGAATACATCCTCATCATGCTCCTCCGTGTTGTAACATAGTGCGCTGTTAAATGCAGGAGGGCAAACTAAACCTTTCGGCACTGGAGACATGCCGATGATGTTGGCATAAGTTGCATCTCCTTTGGTTACATGCGTAATATTAACCATGCAAGGCTTTCCAAGTAGCGTGAAGATGTCGAAGTTCTCCGCGATCTCATTGCTCATCTTTTTTCCTGCCCAAGATTCGATGTCTCTGCGAAGCACTGCCTTCTCGTTCATGCTGAGATTGTAAATACTGCGAGCATAGAACGGCTTAAGGCCATCACCACGTTCAAATTCGTGCAGCTCTGTTGGCAGTTCAAAGATAAACTGCACTTTTCTTTTTTTGCCAGGGAACTGTCCTGTTTGCATTGTAGTTCCGAGGTCAACGATTTGGTAACATCTTGCAACAAATGCCCCTTCCGGTGCGATTGCTCGGGAGGTGTTATTCCCGCTTGGTGCTTTTAGGCCCATAGTTAAATTGATTAGAATTGATTTATTAATTGTTTAAATGATACTTGAGTATTGTGCAATGTCTTCTGATACATCTTGAAGAACTCGCCAACATCGGAAGGATGATAAGTGCGAACCGATTCGTGTAAGCCTTGAGTCATCTCCTTGGAGTACTGGCGAACAAGTACAAGTGATGTCTTGTCGCATCTTTGGAATAGCCCTTGGTGGCAACCGTCTTGAACGATTGTGAGCATGATGCCGCTAAGATGATCGTAGTTGAAGAACTGCGTTGAGTCGTGTGATTTAAAAAATGTGTTCATAGATTAAAGAGTAAATGATTTATGAGTGAATGATTGATAGGCAAATGTATATATTTATTTTGATTATACACCACCTTTCAAAACTATTTACACGCAATTATCCTAACTCACACAATATCAGCGTGATTATTTTGCAGTCACCCCGACGGCCACCCCAATGATCATCCCAACTCCCAACTTAAATGCCGTTGTCTGATGCCACTTCTTCTCTTGCTTTATGTAGATGTTTTCCATTCCGGTGATGGCCATATTGGGATTGTCGACTCTCAGGCGCACAACTGTATCACTCTTCTTCAGTAGTCGGTTGACGAAGCCAGTGCGCATGGTGTCTCCTACAGCATAGGTGAACTTTGCAGGGATTACCAAGCTATCAATCTGCAACCATCCGAGGCGATTGATCATGCCGCCGATTGTGTACCACTCGGTCTTCTTGAGGAAAGGTTTCGGCAGTTGGATGTATGGCTTCTTGTCAATCATCACCGTATCGCCAAGTTTAATCTGCGTTTTAATGACGGTCTTGGTCTCAATCTTAACCACCTCCGATGCGTTCTTGACTTTCACTTCGAGCTCTGCGATTTGCTGTGCTTTTTTTGCTGCATCAGATGAGCTCTGTGCGATTATCTTCTTCTGTGAGGCGATAAGTAAGCTGTCCTCATATATCGTGTGCTTAAGGCGATAATCGTTAGACACGTTTTCGCCGCAAGATTTAAGCAACAAAAATACAAGTACAATAATTGCAATGAGATAAATCGTTTCAGTTCGTACAGATGCCATCTTGAATGAGTTTTATAAGTTGTTTGGACGATTCCCAAAATAAACGCTTATCCTTCAGCTCCGCTTGCAGTATTTGCAGTGCCACGCATACAGGCATTCCTCTCTCTATCACATACCAAGCGGCAACATTAACCAGTCTCTTATCCGCTTCTTGCTCTGTCATAACTCGCGAGCTGCTTTCTTTACAAGTATCTTGATTGCAGCATCAAGCTTGTTGACTGATGTGTTAATCATCGAGAGCACATCCTTCTTATCGAGATCGCTTGCACCTTGGTGCTGCATGAGCATCTGAACAAGCCCTCCGATGTTGGTCAGCGGCTGCCGGATCTCATGGCTCAACATAAAGCGAAACTCCTCAAGGAGCAATCTTTGCCGCTCGTAATCGTGCGAGCTGATGGATGTCACATCGACAATCTGAATGCCTACAAAGTGAAGTGTCTCGCCAATGGCGAAGCAGTTCCACACGTTATATCTGTCGCTTGCATTCTTTTGCCGAGTGCGAGCATAAACACGCGATGGCTCAGGTGCATGCTTGCGAGCTGTATCAATTGCTTTTATGAAGTCCTCTTTGTCACCTTCGATGCTTATGATGTCGGTGATTTTGGTGGGCTGTAAATGGCTAACGTAATTCTTGAACAGCTCATTGTTGGTCACAATCTTGCCGTCTTGATTCGTCACCACATAGAAGAGGTCGATGGAGTTTTCTAAGATGAATAGCGAAGACATTGCTTGAGTTCGCTACAAAGGTTTGACCAGGCACCCATCGAGCTCCATGCCCATTGTGCTGTTAGGTATATTGTAAAAGTCAACAGCATGCCCATCACTGGTGCATCCATTGTCGGCTGATATTTGCGGAACTCAGTGCGAGGCTTGATGATAATCTTCTGCTCTACTTTTGGCTTAACCAAGAATGCAGAGTTGCTCGGTTGAATTGTATCGCTTGCGTAGGTATGTTGCATCGTAGGTCGCAGTGGCATTGGCTCATCGGCAGCAATCTCGAAAGTTTGCCCCCATTGGTTAGTGCAATATTCTTTGCCAAAGATAGTGAAATTATGCAAAGGTTGATAAATCACTTGCGGCTTTATCTCAATTCGATGGTGATGCGTATGGACCTTGCAGCCAATACCCACCACGCACCCCTCATCGAGGGTGGTGATTACTTGTACTGAGTCTATTCCGTCATCCATTGCTATTGCTTTTTGGTATGTATCCTGCGGCTACCATTGCGGCCACAATCGCTGCAAGTGTCTCTGTTGTTATCTGCTTGAAGATAAGCGCAAACACACTCGACAGAATCACCAAGGAGCCAACAGTCGGCCTCCAGTACTTGAGAATGATGTCAAGCACTTGCCTCGGCTTACTGACTTTCCTTGTCATGATGGTTATACTATTGGAGTGAAATATAGTTGCGCCTCTTTTTTGCGCCTTCTTACAAGTCCAGTTGAAACCTCGCCTCCTGCCCTGTTCCACTTAATGAACTCCGCTGCAATCTTCGGGTCGTTTGGATTTGCTTTGATGAATCTAAGCAGCTGCGATTTAGCAAGGTTAGCTGGACCGAGGTTGAAGCAGAAACTTACAAGCGCATCGAACTGATTCTGGTTAACCTTGGTAGTGTTAAGCAATCCAATCACGCTGCCCTCGAATTCCTTAAGGTGATCCTTGAGCAATTGATTCGCCTGGTCTCGAGTAATGGTCTGCCCGAGCTTCACCTTGCTGCCGTCATGGTAGTAGGTTGCACCGTATCCAATAGTCGGCACTCCTGCGCTGCATAGGTATGAAGTCAGCCTCAAGCCTTCAAACTCCTGAATGAGTCGAATGCCGTTGTCAGATGTCTTCATTGTACATAAACATAATATTCATTGTTAAACTAACAGATGTTGTACCAGTAACATTAACAATTATTTGATTAGTTCCAATTTCTGATTGTATATTATATTCAGTAAATTCATCTAAGGGAGTGTTACAAGAAACTGCAAAATTAACTTGTTTACCACTTAAAAATACATTTGCAGTAGGGATAGGTAATTCAAAATTGTAACTTCCAGAAGCAGAACTTAATTCTAAAACAACAATAAAACTTCCGCTTATAATACTTCCAATTTTATAATAAATTCCATTATATGAATTAATTGATGTAATACCTGAAATATCTGTTGGTTTTGGATCAAATGTTCCACTACTTACAATATTTCCAAGTTCAATCTGCTTGGATGTGCCTTGAGGGGATTGAGATGTATCGCTTACATCCACGATGTATAATAAGTCTGCATCAACCGCTGTGGTCAATGTTCCTAAGTCGGTAATTTTTACTCCTGCCATATTTTTAAGATTTATTAATTTACGAATGTGTAATATACAGAACCTGATGGTGCAATTAAAGGCCCCCAATTTAATGTTCTGAATATGTTTGCTGATGGCTGACCAATGGCATCGCTATAAGAACCAAAAGCAAGCACTGTAATACCTCCACTAGAATCAATGTCTCTTGTTGTTACATAAGCTACATTAGTTGATCCTGTGCCATTAGTTACAATTAAAAATGCTTTCTTGCCTAATGTATAACTACCTGATGCAAGTGCTGTAACGCCAATGGCACTAACTAATGTATATGGACTTGCTGCTCCTGATGCTATTGTTGGTCTATTAGGCAATAGATTATTTAAAGCAATGGGTAATGCTGTTGATGTAGAACCTAGTACATATCCAGCAGCAGGAGCTGTTAATGTCCCTGCTGTAACAACTAATTGATTTGATGACGATGCAATACTTGCTGTAACAGCTACGGCATCACTAGATTGAAGTACAGCTCTTGATGCTGCTGTTCCAATCATCGTAAGTACACCATTTACTGTATATGTGTTTCCTGCTTGTAGCGTACAAGTAAATGCAGCTCCTGCGTGAGTGAAGTTAGTTGTTGCCCATCCTGATGTTCCAGCAAATATTGTAGTACCTGTTAATAATAAAGTGTCATTTACAATTAATGGATTAGTGTTTATAGTATATGTTCCTGCTATAGGACTCCAATTATTTAAAGAGAATCCTGATGTAATAATATTAAATGTAACACCAGCTTGTGTTATAAATGTTGATGTTCCTGGAGCAAATGTTCCTTTTGTATATGTTAGAACTGCAGTTGCTGAACCATAGGCAATATTTGCAGAGCTTAATGTAAATGTTCCGCTTGCCTTATCTATATTCATACTATTAGCTATTCTATTTACAGCATTTGGAGTTGTCCAAGTTTGATTTCCTGTTCCTATAATTTGAAAAACTGTTGTTCCTGTTACAATTGCCGAAGATGTTGAAATAAGATTTCCATTTATTCTAAGATTGCTTCCATTTATAACAACATTACTAAATGAATAAGTAAAATCATTAATAGTCATGTCATCTGTTAGAGTAGTGGTATTATTGAATAGATAAACATTACCCCAATTAACTCCATTTGATATGATTGATAAAGTGTTAGCATTAGATGATAATGATAAATTTGTAGTTCCATTTACAAGAGTTCCTTGCGTATATTTTAATTCAAGCCCAGCATAAGCAGAGCCATTTGCCCCCCGTGTAATTGTTCCTGTTGTATTTATATTTAACTTAGTTCTTACTTCTGAATTCGTACCGTTTTGTGCATTCCAAGTCCCTGTTCCAGTTAAATTAACTTGTGTAGACCCTGCTATATGATTTAACATAGTTAGATCTCCAAGTATGTTTAATGTATTTGAATTTATTGTAATAACTCCACTACCATTAGTACTTGGTCTTAAATTTTGCACAGTAGTTATTAAACTTGCTAATGTTACAGTAATAGCTGTTGTAGGGAAAAATTGAATAGTACTACTCCATGTAACATTGTTTGAGGTATAAGTACATGTTGCATTTATACTTAAAAACCCTGTTCCAGCTATTCCCATACTTACTCCTAATGTTACATTACCATTAACTGATAAACTATTAGTCATAGTAATTGTACCTGCGTAAGTTGTAAAATCTAATGATGTGCAAATAGATGCTACATTTACAGTAACATTTGAAGAACTAGCATCAAATATAACGGGGTCTAATGTTGTAGAACTTGGAAATGTCCCTATATTAACGGCAGATATAGAACTAACAGTAGACCAACTTGTAGCTAGATTCCAATTTGTTGTCCCCGAAGTATCTCTTTTATAATATGTTGGCATTGTCTAAATAGTTTTTAATTGCTATTACAAGTTCTTCAAGACTACCCACTTCAAAATCAATATCAAATTCAATAGGTTCATTGAACTCTTGATTATCATAATCCCTTGTTACAATCCTAATGCTTGTACCACGATTTATTATTTCACAAAATTGTATCATGTCTTTGTACATCTAATTGTTAGTGTTGCATTCTTAACTGTTGAACTTACCGAATTTACATAGAATCCAAATACATCTCCTGCTGCAAATGTTGTAGTCCACCCTGTTAATGTTGTTGATGTAACAAATTGAGCAGAAGTAAGTGTTGGTGGTGCTGATGCTACAATTGAATTTGCAACCGTTGGAATTGCTCCTGCTGCTTTCCACACACCAAATTGAATACTTCCTAAAGCATTGGTTGTGATGCTCCATCCTGTAATAGTACCAGCGTAAGGCATAACAACAAATCCTGTTTGACCTACTTGTAAAACTGCTGTAACACCATCTACTGTAACACCAAATGAGCCTATTTTTAAATTGGCTTTTAATGTAGCTGCAACACTCTGTGATGGAGATGATGCAGGTCCTGCTGTAACATCACTTGTAAGTTCGCCAATGGAATTACCACCACCTGTTGGGTCTGCTTTCCATCCTTTAACTCCTGCTCCATCAGTGCCATATACTTTATTATTTCCAGGAGTTGCATTGTCACCATCAAGTTCAACATTGTTAGTTACAATCTTTACAGACTTTGTATCTGTAAGCGCAGTTTGCTTATCATTGAATGTATTGAAATTAGTATTACTAATCAAACCTGCCGTTACACTTGCTGTACTTGCTAATGGAATGTTTAACGTATGATTAGGTGAAACAGAATTCCAATTAGGTGCTGTTCCCGATGTTCCAGGTGTTGCGAAGTATTGTACTTGGTCAGTTAGTCCATTTAACGCTGTTAAGCCAGTTGAGAATGTTGTAATGATTTCACAAAGGTGATTGTCTTCTGTGTGCAGTGTGATTGTCTTGCTGCTATGTATAACATACACTCTTATCGCAAGTCTATCGGCAGCAAGAAGCACTGTGCTTGGAACTGCAACAGCAGTCGT